TCCTGCCACACTTGAAACCTGGGATAATGAATAGTTCATTTCTTCCACGGATGTGGCGGAAGCATTGGCAGAACCGGCTAATAAATCGGCTGCCTTTGCCATATTAATATTGTCATCTCTAAATGAATTCAACACGGTGGAGGCTATTTCAGCTGCTTGACCTAATTCCAATTCACCAGCTGTGGCTAATGAAAGGGATGCTTTTAATCCACCGCTCATAATGGATTCTAGATCAACACCTGCTTTAATCAACTCTTGCAAGCCTATGGCCACTTCTTTATTGCTATACTTTGTTTCCATTCCAAGTTCATTTACAAGGCTATTCATCTGTTTTCCATATTGTTTCCACTCTTGCGGACTCATGAGTGCCTTAATGTTGGCCATAGCTTGTTCAAAATCAGCTGCTTGTTTGATGGTATAGCCTAAACCTATACCGCCAGCTAAAGTAATGCCGCTAAAGCTAGATGAAATCGAATGCCCTGTTTCATTTAATGTTGAACTCGTGGTCATTGCGCGATCAGATAAGCCTCGTAGCTTCGATTCAGCTTTTCCGATGTCATCCGCTAACTTACCAAAAGAAGGATGGACAGTGGAGATTTTTCGATTCAGAGTATTGAACGATGAATTCAACTTTTGTTGTTCATCCACGAGGGACTTGTATTTATTTTTGGCCTCAACGACTCTGCGATCATGTTCTCCAAATTCCCTTGTCAATTCTGCTACTTTTCGCTGTTGGGTATCAACAATCTGTTGATGGATATTAGCCTGGTCACTTAATCCTTTTAGCTTATCTTTTTGAGCAGAAAAGGCTAACCCGCTTTTTTTCTGGCTCTCAACATGGTCATCCGTTTTCTTTTTAAGCTTGGCCAATTCGGATTCTAAATCTTTCGTGGACGATGTAAAGTCGACCATTTTGCTGGTAGCATCCTTGACTTGCTTTTGCCAGGCACTTTGTCGCTGTACAGCTGTATTAATTTCTTTATTTAGATCTTGTATAACCTTTGAACTTTCCGCGTTCGTCTTGAGCTCATTTTTACGTTTTTCATTCAATTGCTGAATGCGTTTTTCATTCAAAGACATGATTTTATTCAAGCCGGCAACCTGCTTACCTAATGCACCATATTTATCATCTGCATTATTCAACACGGCCATATTGGCTTTCATTTCCCGTTCTGCGCTTTTAATCGATCGGTTTACAGCCGTTAAAGATTTGGTGAAATTGGTGGACGATAAATCCATTTCGATAATCATTTTTCCAAGGGGTTGATTTCCTATCAATTAGTTTCCTCCTTTCCTACGATAATGTTTTTACAAAGTCTGCTAAATCCATGGCTTTTTCTTTTTTCGGTTTTTCATCATTGTTTAATATTTCCATCAAATGATAGTAATCGGCATTGACGACATCTTGATAACTCATGCCCTGCTGCATTAAATTTAAAAATAACGCATTCAGGTTTTCAATGGCTTCTTGCGGGGTTAATCCAGTGCCGGCTCCATTTCTCCGTCCTTCATGAACTGGATTAACTTCTGAATCTTTTTTTCGCTGTAGCCAAGAACTTGGTAATATACTTCATACAATTTTTCCATCAATTCATGTGCCTGGATTCCTTCTAAAATGTCATTAGCTTTAACGCCAAATAAATCCGCAACGAAATTGACCAGGGCCATGGTCGATTCTTCATCATCCTCATAGGCGGCATTATTTAGCTTTAATGCTGTGATTAATTGCTTGCCGCTTACCCATGGTTGTGTAAGGGTAGTAACCTCTTTTGTTTTTGAATTGGTTAAATCTAATGTGTACATGTTTTATTCCTCCGGTTTTTATAAAAATAAAATGAAAAAGCCCTCCATAAGGAAGGCTTTCTAATTAGCCAGCTGGTGGTGTTGCAGGGGGGAAGGCATATGCTTTTAACTTGGTTACAATTTCCGCACCGATTCCATAAGCAATGGTTTCACCATCGTTATTTGCAATACATTCCATCGTCAGTTTTTCATCATCTGGTTCTGCTGGTTTATCTTCACTTGTTTTAAGCGACACGTCACCGGCAGACATTTTACCTTTTAATAAAGCAAATACAACGGGCTGGCCTGATGCATCTTCCGATTCAAGTAATGCCGCCACATACGGTGCCTCTGTACGTTCACCAATCAATGTAAAGCCATCTGTGTGTTTCTTACGACCCAGTACCGCTACTGTCATATCTTCTGGTACATCTAGAATACTGATTTCGGCTTTAACGTCACCCGTACCTTTTGATGACACATAATACGCCACATTTGAAGCGTGAACCTTTACAGATTCAGGAGAGATACCTGAAATGGTTGCTTCTTTGGTACCACCTCGATTGGCCTTACCTTCTACAACAAAAACAGATGATGTGGCTTTACCATCTTTATCTAAAACGACAAATGTCGCCCGTTTGAAACCTACTCTAATACCCATTTACAACACCTCTTCTTTTATTAGTCCTTGATAACGCCTGGCATCAACAAAGCGTTTTGTTTCTTTGAAGTATTCATCTAAACCATCTTTTAACTGTCCGAAACCAAGCTTTTTTAATTCGTTTTTTATCTCAGTCTGAATCTCTTTAACTTGCAAACGGTTCGTTGACTCCACATCAATTTGATACAAATATTCATTTGCATGATTTTCGTTGCTGGCATAAACAGTTGGAACAGGGACATCCAATGGATCAATCACAATAAAAGGTTTGCTGGTATCTCCTGTTTCGGGATATTCATAAAATTTAATACGGTCTGCACAAAGGGAAACAATTAATTCATTTGAAATTAGCTGGTTATAGATCACCATTAATCCGTCTGTCATAATTGTTTTTTCAGCTCCTTCGTGACCGCAAGCAAAAAGGCTCCTTCACTATTCGAAACTGCTCGTTGAATAGATCCGTAGCCTCTAGGTTTTATTTTTTCCCCATTTCGATTATAGCCAAATTCATTTAGATGGACTAAGCGATACCGCTCTTTCGGCCCATTCCAACCCACTAATACCGATTTAAATCCGTTTTGGTTTGTTACCTTACCTACGATAATTTCTTCCTCGGAGGCCCCGGTATCTTTAAACTTCTCGAATTCTTTGGAAATGGTTGCTGCAACCACATGGGCTCCTGCAGTTAAGGCTTTGCTGGACACTCTGCCTAAAGCCTGTTCTGACAATTGATTTTGCAGATTTTTATAAACTTCCTCGAAACCCTTAAATTCAACACTCATGTGATCACCGCCAACAGTATGGTAATAAAATCGTTTCTAGTTAAATCTGGTCTAACGTCAATTACGTTAAAACGAATATATTTACGTTCACCATCTATCATTTTTGAATAACGATCATCCTGCAACTCTGCGTAGTGTTCAGTGTCGGGAAAATACTCACCGAATGAATCGCGAATATTAATAGTCACAGCATTTTTCGTATTCATAAATTTTAGCTGCTGCTGTTCCTTGCCAGAATTGAGAATTTCGATATCCTTCATACTCGCGCTATACACTTCCGCAAAACACTCATAGACCTGTTCCAATACTACTTCCCCTGGCTCTGGGCCAGTATTCGGGGCATATTGGTAAAAACAAACCGGAGTCCTTAACTCACCGCTACCGATATTATTCGGCTTAAACGTTGGTTTCATCAAGAATCTCCCCAGTAGGCATATAAAGCTCCAAAGCTAAAGATGTCATTTGCGAAGCGAAATTATCGTTAAAAAACTCTAAGGCGTCATTATAAACATAGCGTGAACGTTCGAATACCAGCTCCCTAGCCCTTTCATTCTTTTCAATAGTAAAGGAACCACACTTTGCTTTTATGTCCTCAGCAGAGGAAGATAGGATATCTTTTAACGCATCATCCTCGATACTATGTGAAATTTTCATGCGTTTTTTAAATTTCGTTAATATTTCGCTTGTGATTTCCAATTAAATCACCTACTTTTCATCTTCATTTTCTTCTATCCTACTTAAAAAAGAGCTATCGAGATTTTGCTCAACCTCTTTAGCTCTTGTTACTTTCATTTCAATTTCTTGATTAGGTTCATAAACCTCATTCGTATGAATATCCTTGAATGTTTTTAACACTTTATAT